ACTGCTCCTACCAACGGTGCAGCTACTTTCGGTATCAACCCTCTGGGTGCTATCGGTACCGGCACCAATGCTCAGTTCACTGTGGGTGAGCGTCTGTTCGTTCTGAACTCGATGCCTGGTGGTACCTCCATCACCGGTATTGATCTGAACGGTGCTGCTGACCGTAACGCTCGTGGCGATCTGATCGTTGAGAACCTGTTCAAGGCTTGCCAAGCCCTGGACGAAAAGGATGCTCCTAAGGAAGGCCGTGTGGTTGTTCTGACCCCCGGTGCCTACTACGACGTGCTGAATAGCGATCGTGCTATCAACACTGACTTCAACGGTGGTAACGGTTCTAACGGTACCTTCGGTGGTAACCGTGTTGCTTCTGTGGCTGGTTTCCGTCTTCTGACCTCCAACCACCTGGGCATTAACGGCTACACCAACGGCCAGACCTATGTTGGTCTGAACAACCAAGCCGCTGTGACCCGTGGTGAGCGTCCTAACTACATCAATGGCCGTGACGGCTCTGATGGTCAGGCTGCTGCTGGTACCTACGATTACTACCAGGATGAGCAGGGTAACACCTCCTCCATCGCTAACTGCTTCGGCCTGTGCTTCACCAAGGAAGCTGTGGGTACTGTGGCACTGAAAGATGTGTCGATGCAGATGACCGGTGCTGAATACAAGGCCATGACTCAAAGCACCATGATGGTTGCTTCTTATGCAGTTGGTCACGGCGTTCTTCGCCCTGAGTGCTGCGTAAGTCTCCTCTCCGACGGAAACCCTTACTAAGTCATATACTTATTAATTGGGTTATAGTTAAGGGGTCTTCGGGCCCCTTTTTAATGTCTTATTGCGAACTTACCTGGGCAGCTGGTTTGTTTGAAGGTGAAGGTTATATTTGTATTGCCTGTCCAAGTGGAAAAGATGGGCGCGTAGCAAATGGTTGGCGCATTGGAATTGAAATGACAGATAAAGATGTGGTTGAGCGCTTTGCAAATATCTTTGATTTAAAGGTTCTTTTTAAACCTCGTTCACACAAGAATCCAAAGTGGAAAGACCTTTATGTAGCTCAAGTAAGTCGTCAAGCTAAAGTGAAGGAAATTGTAGACGCTCTCTTGCCATTCATGGGCGAGCGTCGCCGCTCAAAAATGGAGGAGTTCCTTGGCGACTACAAAGCTCAGTGCAGTTAATACGCTTCTCGCCATTATTGGTGAAGCTCCTGTTAACTCCCTTAACCCCCCTCTAACTGGCGACGCTAGTCTTGCAGAGCGTACCTTGGATGAAGTGAGCCGAGAGGTTCAAGGTGCTGGTTGGTCCTGGAACACGATGCTGTATGACTCCATTCCTCTGGACGCTTCTACAGGCCAGTCCCAGCTTCCTAGCAACACCTTGGCTGTACGATTCAATCCGTTATCGTACCCGTCTCAAAGGTTTGTTCTTCGCGGTCTGCGGCTTTTTGATCGCGTTAAGAATACATACGATCTGAGGGGTAGCCTTGGTGTAGCTGTGACTGGTAATACCAGTGATCTTGTTGCTGAGATTATTGAAGAACTGGATTGGGACAGTATTCCTGAAACGGGTCGTCGTTACATCATGATCCGAGCAGCACGGATGTTTTCTAACCGTGCAATGACTTCCTCCAGTATTGAGGCTTATACAGCGGAGGACGAGAAGAACGCTCTTCAAACATTGAAGCGTACTGAGGACATGGCTCAGAACTACAACTACATCAGTGGTCCTGATGATATGTACGGTGGCCGTGTGATGACTGTGTTTGGTCCTGACATTCTTGATCGCTGATGTCTAAAGAACTTCTTAGCCAAGTTATTACACCACTTAATAAAGGTGTTAACCAACAGGCTGACAGTCTTGTACTGCCTGGCTTTGCAAAGGTTCTTGAGAACGGCGTGTGTGACCTTGTAGAGGGTCTTAAGAAGCGTCTTGGTTCTGTACCTGTAAAGCGTATTGATACGCTTACCAAGAACGCTGGTGGAGCCAGTCTTGTAAACCCTATTAAATGGAACGAGGCTTGGTACTTTATCTACAACCGTAGTAGCACTGAACGCTTTGTTTTGATTGCTGCTGACGACAGTCGTACCATTACTCGTACAGCTAACACTACTAGCGGGTCTTCCGTTGTTAGCAGTGTTAGCGGTTCAATGACTACAGACCTTTATGTGGGGGCTTCTGTCAGTGGTTCTGGTATTCCTACTGGTACTGTTATTACTGCCATTGATATTGCTGGAGCAAAGCTTACGCTGAGTAAGAACGCTACAACTACAGCTACTAGTGTAACGCTGACGATTGCTTCTAGCAACACATTTGTTGCAGGTATTGCAAACTTAGAAGAGCTGTCTGGTACTGAGCTAAACGTTGTTCCTGTAGAACAAATCTTTGCCAACATCACAACGACAAACCTTGGATACCTTCGTGGTTCTGGGATGGCTCGTGATCGCTTTAGAGCTACCTCGTTCCAAGATTATGTGTTTATTACAAACACTCAGAAGGTAGCTCTTTACGACAGCACTGAAACTCTTACAAGGTTCAACGTCGGTCTTATTGGTTCAGCGTATCAACCCATCAAAGGTCAGGTATGGGTCAAGCTGGTTGACTACGACACGATGTATGAGGTTCGTGTTGAGCTAGACGATGGTGACGTTATTGTTGGTCATTACTTAACCCCCTCTCTTACTGACAGTGGTGGTAACACCAACGTTGTTAGCTCTGAGGATATTGCTGCTCGTCTTGTTAATTGGACTGAAACCATTAGTGGTAAAACAACGATTGGCAGCAACATCATCGATACTGTTTCTGACGCTGATATTGAAAAGGTTTACCCAGGAGAACTCGTAAGTGGCACTGGTATTCCTGCTAACTCCTTTGTAGGAGCAGTAACTAGGGTTTCTGGTGCTAATAGTTTTACGTTGGTTACTGAGGCTGGAGTTGCAGTTAACGCAACGGCTAACGGCACAACAACCATAACCCTCGGGGATGGTCTTGATAACACTGATATCAACAACAAACTGACTTTTGAGGTTCGTGGTTCTCAGATCCTTATTGGCCTTGTCAGTTCCTCTAGGTACATCAAAAGTCTGACTGCTACCGATGCTCGTGGTAACAGCCTTATGTCTGGCTTTACAGACCGTGTGGGTGCTATTACAGAGCTGCCTCCGTTTGACTGGGAGGGCTATACCGTTAAGGTTGCTCCTGATGGTTCTGCAGACCAAAGCTCGTACTACCTAACCTTTGACGCTCAAAACACCACGACTAACGGTGTGTTCGGTAAAGGTACTTGGGTTGAAGAAGGTGCTCCTGGTAGCCGAGGGGTATTGAGTGCTGCAACAATGCCTCATGCGTTTGTCTATTACAAGAACGCTGACGGGCTTGTTCGGTTTACACTACAACCGTTTAACGACAGTAACTACACCGATGGAACAGTCACCGTAGATCTTCCTGGTTGGACCTCCAGGCTGTCTGGTGATGAGACTTTGAACCCTGGACCTTCGTTCGTAAACAACACCATTAACGATGTGGTGTTCTTTAAGAACCGTCTTGGGTTCATCAGTGGTGAGAACGTCATCCTTAGCCAAGCTGCTGATTACTTCAACTTTTGGCAGCAGTCTGCAGTACAAGTTGTAGATGATGATCCTATTGACCTGACTGCGATCAGTAACGATGTTGCTGTGTTGAACTTTGCGTTGCAGCAACAGGATGAACTTGTGCTGTTCTCAAGCGAAAACCAGTTCCGTCTGTACTCTGGTGACAACGTTACGTTCAGTCCTCAAACAGCTGCTGTGGGTCGAATCAGTTCGATCAGTATGGAGGACAAGGTAAAGCCTGAACAGATTGGACCTCAGGTGTTGTTCCCTGTTAAAGAGGGAGACTTCACTGGGTTCCATACGTTTATTACGACTGACAGAACAGTTGGTATTAACCTCGGTCAAACCGCTGTTATTACTGAAACGATTCCAAAGTACATTCCTAAGAACATCGCTTCTTTGGCTGTCAGTAAAACTGATAACTTCTTGGTAGCTCTCAGTGCTGACGATCCTGACACTCTGTATATTTACCAGTTCTTCTGGGAGGCTTCTGGTGGCTCTCTAACTAACCGTCAGAACGCTTGGCATAAATGGACCTTCCCGAACAAGAGCATCCATTGGTGTGACTTTATTGAGGGCACTCTGTTCACCACTACAAGCTATGTGAACGGAGCTAGCACTGAGTATTATCTTGAAGCTATTAACGTCTCAAGACCGCCTCAAAGTAGTGATGAGGTGTTTCTGCTTGATCGTCGGATCTCTAGCTCCATCAGTACTGACATTGGTACAGCTAGTTTTAGCTACGACGCTGGTACGAACAAAACAACTGTTACGTTGCCTTACCGCACTGTTAACACCAGTCAGTTTGTTGTAATCAAGCAAGACGCTACAGACGCTAACGAAGCTAAGAAGCGTTGGATTGTGGCAGCTAACGTCCCTGCTGGTGTTACTAGCTTTGTGTGCGACAGCATTGGTGACTTCTCATCTAGCTCCTGGACGTTTGGAGAGCTGTTTACGTTTAAGTATCAACCTCCGACAATCATGCCGTTTGATCGGGCTGCTACTGAGAACACCTTTGTTGGTTCTCGTTCTGGTCGTCTGCAACTGAAGTACATCGACTTCTACTACAACGACAGTCGGTACTTCCAAGTTCAAGTGACTCCTAAGTTCAGGGATACCTCAACGTATGAGTTTGATCGCAGGGACCCTCTCAACGCAAACATTGTTTTGAGTGAAGAGGAGCCGTTTGAGCAATCTAAATTCAGAGCGCATATCCTGAGTAAGAACGATCAAGTTACAGTGGAACTAGTTAATAGCAGTATTGATCAGGCTAAGTTTGTAGCTCTTGAGTGGACTGGTCTGTACTTCAACATTGCTGGTAGGAAGTTTTAATGGCAGAACCTAAGCAGCCTTCTGATCTAAACAAACTTAAGGACACTATTTTCAGTCTTCCTTCCATCCTGTCGCTTGCTGAGTTTTCAGTAAACGCTATTGCAGCTAAGGGTGCTTACGACTTTCAAGAAGCTGAAGCAAAACGTGCAACAGCAGAAGCTCGTAGACAGTTCTGGACGCAATATGCAGATCAAAATCAACAAAATTACAGAAATTACGAACTTCAACTAGACGCTTGGTATCGGGAATCTGATTACGTTGAAAGGCGTCGTCAGTATGAACAGATGCTGGCTGAACAACAAGCTGTGTATAAGGGTCAAGTAGCTACTGCTGCTACCAAGAACTTTGAACGGCAGCTAGCGGACCTTGAAGGTAGGTTCTATGAGGAAGAGGCTAAAGACACCATTGAGCTGGAAAGCATCAGAGCTCAAGCTATTGCCTCTAAAGCAAAGGCGGCATCTTCTGGACAGGCTGGTAGAACTGTAGAGAGCCTCCAACAGCAGTACAACCAACAGTACCTGGCTAACGTCAGCAACCGTCAGATCACCCGTAACTTCCGTCTCAACGACAAGATCAGGGCTGCTGAAGCTGCAAACATTGCTCGTGAGAACACAACCAATCAAGTTCAGTATTACAACCCTCAACCATTTGCTGATCCAGTTAAACCACTAGCTCCGTTACCTATTAAAGCTGTTCAGCCTTCACGAGTTAGTGGTCCGTCACGTTCTGCTCTTACGATGCAGATAACTGGTGCAGCCTTTAACGCTTTGAATAGTTACAGGGATATGCTTCCGCCTGATCCTGAGAAAGTAAAAGGTAAGATCCCAACTGTTCCTGCACCTGCACCCACTGTTGTTCCTAACGAAGCACCACAATGACAAGTAGTTTTGGTATTAACCCTCAGCGTCAGGTCCGTGATCTGACACAGGCTCCTGCAGCTCCTGAACGGCTTCCAGAACCTGCTCGTCCTGCTGCTACGCCTGAACAGGTTGGTGGGCAGTTGATGTATGGTCGTCGGTTCCAGGAGGATACCAAGACCCGTCAGACGCTTCAAAGTATTGAATCATTCCTGGGTGAGAACGGAATGTTTCAAGCTACCCAGAATTTAATCTTTGAAAAGTACAAAGAGGATAAGAAACGCCAAGCAGAAACTCTTCTACAACAAGAAGCAAAAGCTCTTGAAGACACTCAAGCTATTGCTGATGAAACTAAGAGGCTTCAAAAGCAAGGTGAGATTGCTCTTGCTAACCAGACTCGACTAAGTAACCCTTGGGTAAACTTCTTCTTCTACGACACCAAAGCTACTAACGCTGGTCAAACTGCAGCTGTTGAACTAGCCGCTTGGGGTAAGCAGCAAGCCTCTCGTTTGGCTGAGATTAGTTCTCCTGCTGAACGTGCTGCTGCTATTGCTGCTAAAGCCCAAGAGCTTCTAACGCCTTATGCAGACGTTCCAGAAGCTTTTAGAGCTGCAAAGATTGACCCGCTTATTGGTGCAACGATTGCTGATCTCAAAGCTGATGTAAACAACAAAGCTTTTGAGCTTAAGGATCGAACCATCAAACAAACAGGTTCACAAATCCTGCTTGGTAAGTGGAAACTTGGTGCTCAGTTCAACCGTGCTACAGGTGAAACTCAGTTTGGTACTGATCTACTAAAAGCTGGTGTTAATGAACAACGTGATTGGCTGATCAATAAGAACGGTTATTCAAAGCAAGAAGCTACTGATGCTTTGTTTGATTTGTTTGATAAAGATGCTGTTTTCCTTGACGCTAACGGCGATCAACTAAACGATATCGGCCAGACGTACAGCGCCTACAACATTCTGAGAACTCTTGGAGAAATTGATGTTGACGGTATTAAGCTGACAGATTTGCGTGATAGTAAAGGCCGCAACCTTAGAAACGTTATTGAAGGGGCTGTAGACCGAGCTACCAAACGTGAAGAGCTGCGTGAAGGTTCTATTGAGCGTGGTATTCAACGTCAACAGCGGGAGTTTCAACGGACTATTAAAGACCGTTCAACACTTTGGTGGACTGAAAACCCCAACGCTACTGATGCTCAGATCATTCAGCGTATCCAACAAGAAGAGGCTTTTGCACTAGAACAATCTCGACGTGGTTACTTGCCTCAAGGTATGTCGTACCAAGGCGCTGTAGATCTTATTCGTGATCAATACAAGTTCTCTAACCGCCTTCTGACGCCTGAGCAAGGTGCAGCACTGTTGGAGCAAGCTAAAGATTTGATCGATGCAGGTGTGACGGAAATGCCTGCTGATCTTCGTTCTCAACTTCAAGGCACCAATCTTTATGTAGATGCTTTGAAACTGTTTGGTAACGCTCGTAGGTCTGATAACGCTGCTGATCGAGCTGTTACTAATACTGTGCAGAAGACGTTACTTAAAGGCCTGCTAGATGGTCTTAAAGGGTCTTTCATGCAGGATCCTCAGATCAAAGCAATGGACATAGAGAAAGGTGAGATTCCTAAACAGAAACGTGCTTACCTTAACCAAGCCATTATTGAAGCCAAACAACGTCTTAACGCAGAAGGATCTCAATACCTGACTCGTGAGATCAATCGTGCTCGTCAAGCTGGTAAAGATGTGAACGATCCTGCTGTGCAGCTTGAGATCCTTAAAAAGGCTCAAACTGATTTCTACAGCCGTCCTGAGTACAACGACGTTGATCGTTATTACAACATCACTAACTACGGCAAACTAGGCGCTAAAGCTGCTGCACCGGCTCTTGGGAGCTCTCGGAAAGACTCTAGTGGTCGTTGGGTTATTGATATCAAAGATACCGATAACCGTGCTGCGTGGTCTGCTGCTGCTTCTAGTACTTATGGGCGTAATCCAAACCTTGCTCGTACAGCTTTGAACAGTCAAATGCTGTTTAACGATGTTGAAATTGGAGAACTGAACAAAGCAGTTCTTACTGGTAATACAGGTGCTATTAGTCAGGCTCTTAGGCAATCTCTTAGCAATCTGAGTGGTACTGCGTTCCAAGGCAAGATCCCTGTGTCTGAGATTATTGAACGGCAACTCAAGACCTATTACGGTAACGAGTTCTTGCCTCCTAACCTGTCTCAGCGAGCAAAACAGATTGAAGCTTCTGTTCGTCCTGTAAACGCTGCTACTGGTTCTGCTCCTAGTGATGTAGGTATTCGCATTACTAACTACCACCACGGTCATAGCCAAAACAGAGCTATTGATTTCACTCTTGTCCGTCAGACCGGTCAGGTTGCAAACAATGTTCCTGCACCTATTAGTGGTCGTGTGATCTACGCAGGTAGGGATGGTGGCTTTGGTAATAGCATCATTATTGAAGCTGCTAGTGCTGGTCCTGGTTACAACAAAGGTGATCGGATCCGCATTGCTCACCTAGCTCAGCTTTACTGGCGTACTGGTGATCAAATCACTCGTGGTCGTCCTGTTGGTAAGAGTGGTGACGATAGCCCTCACGACAGCGTTCCAGGACGTTCTGGTACTGGTGCAGGAGATCCTGGACACGTTCACATCCAGATCTACAAGCCTGGATCAGGTATTCCTAATCAATCGTTCCAGTACAGCCAAGATCGTCAAGCTAACTTTGTGAAGCAAAACCTTGTCCCACTGTTTAGACGCTAAATAGCAATTTCTAGTTATATCCATTAGTTTGGAGGAAGCGAACTAGAAAGCACTGCTAAATGCCTTACATCCCTCTAAAGTCCGGTCAAAGCGTATTTATTCAAGACCCTAACGAGGCACAACAAAGGTATCAACAAGAATGGGGTGGTGGTACTCAACAACAACAAGTAGCTGCTGCCCCCAAACCTCAAGCAAAACCTAAAGCGCAAGCAAAACCTGCTGCAAAACCTAAGCAGCAACGAGGCTTTGATCTTGGCCGTTTCATTCAACAAGCTGGTGGAGCAGTAGCTGGAAACGTTAAAGAGGCACTAAAGAGTGGTGCTATTAACTTCCTTGCTGGTCCTGCTGCTCCTTTTGTAAACCTCGGTCGTCAAGCACAAAAGATTGGTAACGTACCGATTCCTGGTACTAAAACGACTGTTGGTAAAGAAGCAGGCAAGATTGTTCAGGATGTAGCCCGTCAAGCTGTTAACGCTCCTATCGCTGCTATTGAACAACTAGGTGCGGTTGGTGGTGGATTCCGTAACCCAGCTGCTGAGATGGCTGGTGTTTCTCCAGCTGAATACAATCTTCCTGAAGTTGAAGAGCAACGCCAAAGGAACGCTACAGCAGCTATTGAGGCCCTTCAAAAGACTGGTAGGACTCCTGAAGCTTTCAGCTACGGTATTAAACCTTCTACACCCCTTTTGGGTCCTCTGTTCAGTGAAGACAGTGAGTATGTAAAACGTAACGTCAAACCAGATACAGCGATCGGTCAGCTTGCTAGCTCGATTGGTGCTGCAATGCTGTTTGATAAAGGCGTTAGCACTCTGGTTAAAGGCCCCACGATGGTGTCTAAGACCGGTAAAGCACTTGGAGAGATTTGGAAAACTAAAGACATCAAAGCTGGTCTTGAAACCGGTGTACGATTCCTGGTCAACGACATCCTGCCTAACGCTGTTCAGGATGCAATGTTCTTTATGCCTCAACCTCCTGCAGCTTTGCAGAAAGGGTTGGATCGTGCTCAGCAACTGCAGACTCCTGAAGAGCGTATCGCTGCTGCTCGTGTTGTTCGGGCTACTTCAAAGGAAGAGTTTAACTACGCCTTTGAACAGTTCAAGAACGCTGCTGGTGGTGCTGTAGCTCTTACTGGCCTTCGTGGAGCGTTTTACGCTGCTAATCGCTTCATGAGTAAAGCGACTAGTGGTGTCCCTGCTCAACAAGCCATGCAAGAGGCTGTTGAAGAGGCTACCCCTCTGGCTAAACAAGAACTGGAAGCTGATGGTTTTGCTAAGGCGTATGAGCAACGTGAAGACCGTCTAGGTACTGTTACGGCTGATCTGTACCGCAAGATCGATGAGAACGTTGGAAAGATCTCTCAAGCTGCTCGTGGTGGTGCTGAATCGTTCCTGACTAAACAGCAGGAAGCAGGCGCTGAGATGGACACAATCTTCCAGCGTCTTGATCAGAACGCAGATCTGCCTACAGATACCACTGAGGTTGACGCTGCAATCTCCAAGCTGCAAGGTGAACTAGCTGTTAAAACACCAGAACAAGCTCAAGGTAAACGAGCCAATCTTCAAGCTCGTCTTGCTGAGTATGAACGGATCATGGCTGAAGATCCTGAATGGATCCGTAAAAGCACTGGTGCTGGTAAGAAAGCTAGTAAGAACGCAACCAAAGTTCGTACCGTAACTGCAGCTCTTCAAAAGCTTGATGAGCTTGATGCTCTGACTACTCAGCGTCGTGATATCGGTCTTAACCAGCTGGAGCAAGTTGCTGATCTGGCTGAGCTTGGTCGTATTACTGAAAGCTCTTTTGATGCTTCTATTGGTTTCAAAAACGCTCTCAGTGATGCTCGTATCCTTGTCGATGCTCTAGATGAGCTTGATACAGAACGTATTGCACTGCTGGAAGCCCGTAACGCTCAACTGTTTGCTGAAAACCGTCTCGATGAAATTAGCCGTGACTACGCTCTAAACGATGCGTTTGGTGAGGCTTACGGTGAGCTCAAAGATATCCTCAACGCTGCTGAAGCTGCTGTTGCTTCTGAGAACCTCAACCCTGACTTCATGCGGACTTTTGTTCAGCGTGTTGAAGAGATTCAGAACAAAGTCATTGATAACGGCGGTCTGGCTCCTACTGTCCCTGAAATGCCTGAGGGCCTCCAGATGCCTCCTGCAGAGCCTGTAGACGAGGTATTTGGTATTCCTCGCCAGGAAGCTCCTGTGCAGAATCAGGTGCCTGTAACGGTCGATGAGGCTGGTGAGATCAAGATCGATACTGATGAACTAGCTGCTCGTCGAGTTGCTAACGAAACCCCTGGTGATGAACCAGCTACTTCTGTTCGTGAAACTGTTAAAGCAGTTAATAAAGATCTCAATCAGTTCCAAGATCCTACAGAAACTAAAGAAGCGCTTGATGATTTCCTTCGTGGTGTTGACGACACGATTAAGAAACAACAAGAGCTGATTAAATCTGATCTTGAAAACGGTACTGATCTAGCTGAAGACGCTACTGCTATTTACAACACCAATGCAGTTAAATACACCTCTAATCTTGAGAACGCTGCTGCTGTTAAAGCAACGGTAGATCTTCTTGATAACCGTCAAAAGATTCTCCCTGCTCAATACGGTATTGCCATCCGTAAGCTGGCCTCTACTCTTGGTGGAAGTAACCCAACACTTACAAAACTTGCTTTGTTTGCTGAAGGTGAAAAGCTTGGTAAAGACGTTTCTAAAAACCTCAACAAGATTATGGTTGTCACCAGTCTTTTGGATGACAGCGCAATTAACGCTCTTAAATCTGCAAGAGATTTGAGAACCATTCTCAAAGGTGGTGAAGTACAAGACCTTGATCGTGTTTCTGCTCTTGTTCGATTTACTGATAACTACAAAGTTTTGATTGGCAACGTCAAAGCTATTAACGCTCAGTTTGAAGGTTTTGGTAACGCCCTTCGACTGTTTGATCGTCGTAATCGGCTTGGATTTAGAACAACTGATCCTAAAGAACTTTTCAGTGAAGCTAATCGTCAGCTAGCCAGTTTTGGTGAATCTGAAGATTTTGCTGAAGGTATGAGTGCTGCTGCTCGTGAAGCTCAAGTAGAACTCGATGGCACCATTGGTAACTTCTTCAAAAAGGTTGAGTCTGGTGAAGACCTGACTGATGAAGAAATGGAAGGCATGGAGCGTCTTGTAGAAAAGCTCTATGAAACCCAAGGTGATCTAACCAAGATCAAACAACTTGAAATTACTGGTGACGCAGTTCTTGCTCGTCTTCAAATTGGTTCGCCGCTGTCTAACCCTGCAACGGTGTTCTCGATTCCTATTCAAGGTATCCCTGAATCTGCTGCTCAAATCACTGGACAAGCAGTTGGTAATACCTTGACCGGTACAGCAGCTAAATTCCTTGGACAGACTCAACTGGCTACTGAAAGTTTCCAACAAGCCAAGCTTGAAATGGATACGCTTCTGATGCTTCGTCACGCTATTGGAGACGCTCTGGAAGCCACCTATAACCGCTTTGTGTTTGGTAGGTCTATTACTGATCCAATCCAAGCTTCAGAGGCTGCTTACGAGCTTCAAAAGTCTGCTGGCTTGCGTCGTGAGGAAGCTATTGCTCAAGATCTTGCTGCTACCAAAATTAAGACTCCGTTCTTTAACTACGTCATTGAACGTGGTGAAGAGAACGCAGAAATCTTCGACACTCTTAACAAGAGCCGAGTGTTGATGAAAGTGTTCCACGATTACTTCATGCCTGGTGAAGCGTGGAATAAGCGAAGTCTGTTTGGTAAAACCATCGGAATGACTACCACCGGTTTGCGTGGTATGGGTCTTGGTAAAACCAGCTACTACCCTGGTGGTGAGGATGTAAACCTCAGCATCTTTGGACAACTCTCAGCAACCGCTGATGAACTGACAACTTCTTTGTTTGCTAATGCTCGTGTTCGTGCTTTGGCAATTAAAGAAGTAGATGAAAAGATAGCTGCAGGTACGTTGAATGCTGCAGATCGTGCAGATGAAATTGCAAAGTATTTAAATAAAGAATTTAATGCTCTTTATAAGCCAGTCAAAGTTGGTTTTGATCAGACCACAATTGGTTACTCAGTTCTTGATAACCAAATCCTTGGACTCACCAGAGCTGTAAACCTTACTGAAGAGCTGACTGGACCTCTTCAAGACATTGAAGGAGCTGTCAACAAACTTCGTCAATCAAGCAATCCTGTAATGGCTGCTTTTGGGCGAGACCTGTTCCCGTTCCTTGTGTCGCCTATTAACGGCGTTAAACGAGCTGTGATGATTTCTTCTGGTGGAGAGATCGCTCAATTTGGTGCAGACCTGGGACGCCTTGGTGCAAAAGCTCTTCCTGACAAAGTTGTAGAACTGCTTCCTGCTAACTGGAAAGAAGGTATTACTAACTTTGAAAGTAAGTATTTTAGTGACGACATTGCTGTAAGAACTAAGGCTCAAGGTGCTTTGGCTCTTGCCATCGGTCTTCAAACTATGGCGTTCTTCCACGTCAGGGACGGTAACCAAGACATTACTGGTGGTCTTGAAAACACCTACCGAGAAGCTGGTGGAGCTGTAGATGCTTACACCATGAAGATTGGTAATGTCCGTGTTCCTTATCGTTACCTACCTTTGTATGGAAACACTCTGGCGTTCCAAGCGACTCTTAGAGACCTTTATGAGTTTGCTCCGGGACGAGATACGGGCGGTCTGTTTGCTCTTGCTGCTGCTTCTTTGGCTAATTACATTTTGGAGACCCCTGCCATTGCGGGTATGGACCGACTAATTAAAGCTCTTACCTCAGCAGGTCAGGGTGATATCAGCCGTCTTCAAAAGATCTTGGCTGACAGCGTAGCTAAAGCTGGTGACCCTTACCTCAATCTTCGCAAAGTAATTAGTGAAGGTTTTGATCCTCGTAAGCCTGCAAGTCCTGTTACTCGATTTGCTCAGAAGGGTTGGTATGAACGAGGCTCTATGAGTGAGAAAGGTATTACTGTTCAAGACGTTGGTAATAGTCTTCTTGATACAGCTTTTGGTACCTTTGGTATCGCTGCTGAGTACAACCCTCTTGGTTTCCTCGTAGACACCGCTGTAAGCGTCCTCAAGAACGAACCTGAAACTAGGTCCCGTAAAGCCCTCTGGTACGGCAAGCCAGGCACCACGATCAACGCTAACCACGCTGGTAAGTGGTATCCACTTCAGGCTGTCCTAGGCCGCTACTGGGCGTTCCCAGACAAGCTTGAAGGTGATCCTGTAGCCAAAGAGATGGTGTATAACCTCATCGCCCCTCCTAGGACCTCTCTTTACAACAGCGATGGAGTTGGTATCAACGAAACCATTCTCAATGATTTCAACCACTTCTTGAACTCTGAATTTGAGTACAGAAACCCAACTACAGGTAAAGAACACAAAGGGATTTATAGCGCTATTAAAGAGCTAATTAGCGATCCTATTTACACTCAACATCCTTCTATAGATAGCCCATTTAAGATGACCGTAGGCCCTATGGGTATTCCAATCGCTCAAGCTGATTGGGATCGAGATAACAATATGCGGAGATCTATTTTGAGTGATTATGTTCGTACACTGATTAGTGATGCCAAAGAAAAATTCTTAATGGGCACTAATCCTGGTCAACGTTACAAAATGCCTGAAGAAATGAAACAGTTTATTCTGCAACAACGAGTGACCGGAGGTACTAAGTAATGGCTTACGCATCTGTAACTTATACCAGTGCTTCTGGTACAACGTTTGCTCTCACCAACAGTAACGGTGATCCAATCCCTTATATTCGTCAATCGGATATCAAGGTCTATGTCAACGATGTCCTGAAAACCCTTACTACTGATTACACCTTTAACACCGCTGGAACAGCAATTGTCCTGAACGTAGCTGTCAGTAACGCTAAGGTTTACATCCAAAGACTTACAGACATTACAGACGCAACAGTTGTTTACACAGCTGGTTCTACGCTGACAGCTCAAGACCTTAATAATGCTGATAATCAGATTCGTTATGGTCTTCAAGAGTTTCAAGACTCTGTAAACGCTGGTGGGGGTGTCCCTGATGGTGATAAAGGGGACATTATTGTTGGTGGTACCGGTACTATTTGGAGTATTGATACTGGCGCTGTAACAACAACTAAAATCCTTGATTCAGCTGTAACAACTGCAAAGATCAATGATTCAGCTGTAACTAGTGCCAAGATTGCTGATGGCACAATTGTTGATGCTGACATCAACGCTAGTGCTGCTATTACTGCTACTAAAATCCAAGCAGCTACTACTAGCAACGCAGGTGTTGTTCAACTAACCGATAGCACTGCTTCAACTAGCACTACTACAGCTGCTACTCCTAATAGCGTTAAGACAGCTAAGGATGCTGCAGACGCTGCTCAGAGTTCTGCTAATGCTGCACAAACCACCGCTAACGCAGCAATGCCTAAGGCCGGTGGTACGTTTACTGGTGACATTATTGTTCCTAGCCTAAATGGTGGTCCGCTTAGTGGGATGCGTAATCGCATTATCAATGGCGATATGCGGATTGATCAACGGCAAAGTGGCGGAGCTGTAACGTTAAATAACTCAGCTGGATATCCGCTAGATAGGTGGAATTGTAATGCTGTTGGCGGAGTCGGTACGGGTACTGCGACTGTTCAATATAACACCGATGCTCCAAGTGGGTTTGTCGGAAGTCTTAAATGGACTACGACTAACGCTAAAACTCCAGCAGCTGGTGACAATTTCTATGTGTGGCAGCCTGTTGAAGCCTCTAACACAGCAGATCTAGCAGCTAATACTACGTCTGCCAAATCAGTTGTACTTTCCTTTTGGGTGAAGTCGTCCCTAACCGGAACGTTCGCTGGATTTGTTCGTTCGCAATCCGCTGCGCCAGCTTATAGATCCTATGTCTTTGAGTACACAATCGTCTCTGCGAACACTTGGGAGCGTAAGACTATTGCAGTGCCTGGTGATACTTTTACTGGATTTACTCCAAATCAAGGGATCAGTATTGGTTCTCACAGTATTTTGTTTGATATGGGTAGTGGTAGCACTGTTGAAACAGCAACGCCTAATACTTGGGTGGCAGGCAGCTTCTTTAGGACTTCCAGTGCCGTCAAGGTTATTGGAACCCTTAACGCTACTTGGCAGGTCACTGGTGTTCAGCTAGAGCCCGGAACCGTAGCAACACCTTTTGAGTGGAGAAGTTATGGGCAGGAGTTGGCGTTGTGTCAGAGGTATTACGCATTTCTGGACAACGCATCTATCTTGCCAGTAGCGAACAACATAAGCGCTGAGCGCGGTTTCTTTAAGTTACCTCAACAGATGCGAACAGCACCTACTTGTACTTTTGCCTACGACACAGGCTCAGGCGCAGTTTTTCAGATTGGCGTCAATGGCGGTTATCAAACCGTGAACCACAGTAGTGCCTCGGGTTTTGTTGTTCTTGCATCTGCGGAGCTTTGATCCATGACTTACCAACTGACCACCGGCAACTGCATCCTCCGCGTCGCTGACGGAGCGCACATCCCACCCGATCCTGCCAACACTGACTACGCGGCCTATCTCCAGTGGCTCTCCGAAGGTAACACCCCCGAGCCTGCCCCTGAACCTGAACCCGCCCCAGTACTCACCACTGAACAAAAGCTAGAAGCTGCTGGATTGACCGTGGCTGAACTTAAAGAACTCTTTGGGCTTTCTTAATGGTTAAGAAAACTCTTAGCGGTAAACCAGTACGTCTTCCGCCTAAACCAAAACAAACAACTCAAGGCTCAAGTAAAAACAGTAAACCTAAAATGGGTAAAAAGGTTTATCGAGGTCAAGGTAAATGAAGGTAATTTCTCCTAAGCGCTTAATGCAAAGCGTTTTCCCTACTGTTAGAAATGGCAGTATTTTTAATGCCTCTTCACTTGACCTTCAATTTGCTCGTACTAAAACTCTTGACCCCCGGATCACCTTCTCCCGCACCAGTAGCGGCACGTTCGTCGATAGCCAGGGTGTATTGCGGATGGCGACGACGAATTTGCTGGTCAGGAGTGAGGAGTTTGATAATGCGAGTTGGGCGAAAACGCTCTCAACAGTTACCGCCAATGCCGCTGCTGGCCCGAATGGCCTTATTGCTGCAGATAAACTAACTGGAAACTCGACAGTTGACGGACATTACGTACAGCAAAATGTCTCTGGGGCAACCAGTGGTATTTCATATACATCTAGTGTGTACGCAAAAGCTTCAGAAATTTCAAGAATAGAGATTCTTCATGCGGTTGGAAGCACCTTATACGTTCAAGGTTATGACTTATCAAATGGGACGCTGCTAACACGTGTTACGCCAGGCACAGCTGCTGCAACTGGTGGATTCATCCAGTCAGTTGGAGATGGCTGGTATCGCTGTGGAATTACACAGATTTCAGATGGGACATCTGGTGCAATGCGCATTACGCTGCGTAGCGCAAATACTGTGACCTTTGATGCTACCTCAGTAGGAGTTCTCCTTTTTGGAGCCCAACTAGAGCAATCAAGCACGGTGGGTGAATACGTCCCATCCAACACCACCTTCACTTCACGCGCTAGTAACGCTACTTTCTACAACAGCGGTGGAATCATCGAAACCGCTGGAGTCAACGTGGCACGGGATCGGGCGTTCTTGCCTGATGAGAATGGCGTCATGCGTTCTGCTGGTCGTTTGCTGTTGGAACCTGCTGCTACTAATTTGCTGACGTACAGCGAAGACTTTAGTAACGCAGCGTGGTCCACAAGTAGCACAGCAGTCACTACAAATACAACCACAGCTCCTGATGGCACGACTACAGCTGATTCACTGTTAGAGACGACTGCACACCTGGATCACGTCCTTTACGCCACTTCTCCGCAAACCTTTACCACTGCAACACATTCTATTTATGTCAAGCCAAATGGCCGAAACAATGTGTTGCTTAGGTTTTATCACGCTCCCAATGATTGGATTTCCAGTGTTTTCAGTCTTACGGGCAACGGTTCTGTAACTCAAACTTCAGCTGGCTCTTCTTCTGCTTTTACCGCTGTTTCCCGCTCGATCGTCAATGTTGGCAACGGTTGGTATCGAGTTTCTATGACGGCTACGCAGTCAAGTCGCGCTACTTTTGCTGCTGTAGTTGATCTATGCACTTCATCGACTCCGACACTTGGTGCTGGTAATGGCAGCGAAGCTTACACCGGAGACAGTACCAAGGGCCTTTACCTGTGGGGTGCACAGTTTGAGACGGGCACCGTCGCTACCAGCTACATCCCTACTGTTGCCTCGCAGGTGACACGATCTGCAGATGTCAGCTCCAGCACGGCAAACTCGACGCCACGCTTCAACCACGACCCCACGACGGGCGAGAGCCTTGGGTTGTTGGTGGAGGAGCAGCGGACGAATCTGCTGACGTATTCGGAGCAGTTTGATAACGCCACTTGGGGGCCAGTCAGAGGCACAGTCACTGCCAATGCCGCCTTATCTCCATCCGGAACAACGACTGCCGATAAGTTGATCATGGCCAACGGCGGCGCCGATGGTCAGTATTACCAGGGAGTTACAATTACATCTGGCGCTACCGTCACAGGATCTATCTACGTCAAAGAAAGCGGAGCAGATAGATTTCAGATTGTTTTACTGTCCTCCGGTAATACCACGCCTTACGGAAGGGCTACATTTAACGCGTCAACTGGCGCAATTACCTCAGCGGCAGAAGCGTTAAATGGAGCCTCGGGGGCAAGTGCATCTGCAACTGCAGTGGGCAATGGCTGGTATCGCTGTGTTGTGACTGTCACTTATCCAGCAGTCACTTCTGCTGGGATGCGTCTAACTGTCACGATGGCCGATGGGTCTAACGGTGATGGCGTCAAGGGCGTATTTGCCTGGGGCGCCCAACTAGAAGCCGGCGCGTTTGCCACCAGCTACATCCCCACCACCACAGCAGCCGCCACCCGCAGTGCTGACGTGGCCAGTATTACGGGGAGTAACTTCAGCTCCTGGTATCGGCAGGATGAGGGGAGTCTTTTTACTGATTGCTCTATTAACTACACAGTACCAGGAACATCTTTCCCTCTTGTGGCATCTCTAAATGATGGTACTAGCAATAACAGGATAGAAAACGGATTTCTTACCTCAACGCTTGCGGGCTTTGAGGTTGTGACCGGAGGGGTAGGTCAGGTTGGAGCTTATCCGAATGCCGGAAGCACTCTTACGCGCAGACTAGGGACTTGTTATCGAGCTAATGATTTTGCAGTTTCTGTTAATGGAACTAGCGTAAACACTGATACATCAGGATCATTGCCAACTGTTGACCGTTTGCGGATAGGAGACCGTGCAGGCTCTCCAGCCAATGCTTTATTTGGCACCATCCGCCGCCTCACCTATTGGCCTTCCCGCCTCTCCAACACCACCCTCCAGCAGATCACCCAATGACACACTTCATTCGCTTCCCCGATGCTGAAACCGGCACTGCCGCGTTACAAGCTGCTGGTCTCCTTACTGAAGACGGCGAGTACATCACCGCTTCCCATAACCACGCCCTTGATGTCATTGGCATCATTTCTCGCGGTGGTGAATGGGATCCTCAGACTTCTGATGTGATCACACCCCCTACCATCCTCGACGGCTGGCACGTCAACTACATTGGTGCGCTACCTGACGGGTGGGAGCAGTTTGCTGTGACTCCTGAACAGCCTGTGCGGGTGTTTGCTTAGGTCTACAATTAAAACAAACGGTTTTTAAAGAAATGGTCCCTACTTTTACAACAGCCACTGCGCTAACTGCGACTGGTGCAACTGCTGATGTGCCTTCTGTTGGTGCAGAGGATTTTGTTGTTCAGGTAAACGTATCCAGTATTGGTACCAGTGTTGTCGTTCGTATTGAAGGCACTCTGGATGGTACTAACTATTTTAACTGTGATTCTGGCGGTGATACCACTATTACTGGTAACGGAGCTACAGCGTTTAGCATTCAAAACGTACCGCTTAGGGCCATCAGAGGTCGTTTGGTAACGATTACTGGTGGTACCCCATCTGTTGAATTTGTGTTTGCTCGCCTTAACGCTGGTAGCTGAATAAAAACGTTAAAAAGTTGTAATTCTATTTGCAGCCTGGGTTAGTAGCCTGGGCTGTTTTTGTTGTTAACGTTTTTAAAGCGTTTTGTTTTAGCTATGCCGTTTAGTTCTGAAAAGCAAATGCGGTTTATGTATTCTCAACATCCTGAGATTGCTAAACGGTGGTCTAAGGAAGCTAAAGCTGCAGGTAAGCCACAAATTCAAAAGGGTGGCAAGATGAAAAAAGGTTATAAAACCAAGTAACTGCTATGCCTATCAAACGCGGCGGACAGACCCGTAGCAACGCTGGTAAGTATGCTCCTGAAGGTCAGGGTGCTACACAGCGTGGTCGTGGTCTACGCACCCCTAGTGGTCGTGAGCGGCCCATGCAAACTGCTCGGCTACCTAAAGCCACTGCACCTGGCACTGTGACCCGTACAGGAGCCTCTAGGGCACCTGCTATGCAAGCTCAAGGCATGAGCCGTGGTGTAGGGCGTCTAGGGATCCCTCTAGCCGTCGCTGCAGAGGTCATGAGGGCTCGTCCTGCTGGTGGTGCTCTACCAGCCTCTGAGGCCCGTCGAGTTGAAGCTCAACGTACTCAAGGTGGTGAGTTTAGTCGTCAAGAGCGTGTAGCACGTCAAGGTAACAAGGGACGTGAGAACAGCTCGTTTGATGACGCCTTTGCAGCGGCCCGTAAAGCTGGCGTTGAAACGTTTAGCTGGAGAGGTCGTAAGTACAACACCAAAATGAAAGGGGAGTAATCATGGCTAAAGGACCCTGTTGGAAAGGCTACGAAATGGTTGGTACTAAGAAGAAAGGTACCAAGACTGTTCCTAACTGTGTACCTAAGAAATGAAAAGCAAAAGCGGCTATGGGATGAAGAAGAAAGGATCCGTCAAAGTTGCTGGTGGTCCAAGCTTTGAGATCCGTCCTACTGAGCACGACCCTTCAGCTAGTCCTGCTGATGAGGAGTATGCAAAACGTACTTGGGAACGGTTTGTAAACACAGTACCTAATGTGATGGAAATTCGCAGAAAGGGTCAAGCGTACAAACAACGTATGAAGGGTGTGTAATGGATCCCTCATTCCTTCTCTCCCTTGTCCTAGGCGCTGCCAGTGTCGGTGGTGGTGTATTTGCTTGGTCTCACAAAAGGCAGATGGAGCTTGATCGCCGCATCGACACTGTTGAGATGACGATTCACAAAGAGTTTGTTAGAAAGGACGAGCTAATGCCGATGATGGACCGGATCGATAAACAGATCCAACACATCGACGAAAAACTCGACCGTATCTTGCTCAATGGCCGACATCTCTCTTCGTGACGTAGCTAAGTATTACAACAATCAAGAACATCAAAACTTTGCTTTGGATTTCCTGCAGGATCAACTTCCTCCAGGGACCTTGGCAAAGTTTTCTGATTTGTGGAGATCTGGACCAAAGAACACAATCCCAAGTAACGGCTCGTGGGAAGGTGTAGAACAGCTTGCTCGTGAAGCTGGAGCAAAGTATCCAGAACTAGTAGCTGCTCAGTGGGCCTTGGAGAGTAACTGGGGACAACATACATCGGGCACACATAACTATTTTGGTTTAAAAGGTAAAGGTACAACCACTTCAACAACGGAGTATGTCAATGGGGTACCTGTTTCTGTTCGTGACGGCTTTCTTAATTTCTCTTCTCTTAAAGAGTGCGTTGAATACCTCGTTACTCGGTGGTACAAAGATTACAAACAATACAAAGGAGTAAATAACGCTAAAACAACGTCAGAAGCAGCGCAAAACCTGCAATCACAAGGGTATGCAACTGATCCTAGGTATGCCAATAAATTGATTTCAATTCTTAACCGTCAAACAAACAAACCACAACTTCAACAAGCTGGAGTACTTTTAAAAGTCCCTTACGAGTACCAATTAGACAACAAATCAGGTACTGGTTACCGGGAGTGTTTTAGTTCTAGTTGTGCCATGGTGGCTGACTATTACGGCAAGGTTAAAACGGACGATGAATACAACAAGATTCGTCAGCGGTATGGTGATTCAACTTCTGTAGACGCTCAACTTAAAACTCTTAAATACCTTGGACTAGACGCCAAATTCATCAAGAATGGCACCCCAGAGGCTCTACAACGCGAGTTAGACGCTGGCAGGCCTGTAGTAGCCGGTTGGCTTCACAAGGGCCCTGTAGGGGCTCCTAGTGGCTCTGGGCACTATTCTGTGGTGATTGGGTACACCGAAGGGGCTTGGATTCACCACGATCCCAACGGAGAGGCTGATATGGTCCGAGGAGGTTATGTAAACCACTCAAAAGGTGAAGGAGTTGCTTATAGCCAAAAGAATTGGAACAAAAGATGGCTTGTTGAAGGGCCTGCTTCCGGTTGGGCTATTTTGATCAAGAACCCTAGCTAGGTATTTCTATGGACCTTTCGGATCCTCAAGTTCAAGCTGCTCTTTGGCTTGCGTTGTTTGCAGCTTCTGAAATCATTGGTGTTTCTAAACTAAGAGAAAACAGCCTCGTACAATTGGGGTTGAAACTGTTCCGAGTTGTTTATGGCAGCCGCACCAAAAAAGGCTCTAAATAAGACTGATGGACTTGCTTCAGAAGACGATCTGTTTAGTCTTCACCGTCTGGTGGCTACCAAACTGATTGATCAACTGAATCGTGATGATGTAAAAGCATCTGACCTTGCTAATGCTATTAAGTTCCTGAAAGACCAAGGTATTACCGCTCTTAACGGTGGTGATGTTTCGGCTATCTCCGAGATGATCTCATCGCTTCCAGAGGTCGATCTGAAGAAAGTTAGGTCTTATATTAGTGCTTAGGAACTAAACCTTCCTATATGTACCAAGCAGAGCCCCTGGAATGGTGATTCAATCGCCGTCCGGGGGCTTTGTCTATTTGACACCAGAGGCGGCTATGGCGAACCTACAGGCCCTTCAACGTCGTGAAGCAGTCAAACAGTGGAGACAATCAATTAAAGAAGCTTTTGGTTGTAAATGTGCCTACTGCGGTGTCAAAAGCGAACAGTTAACTCTTGATCACGTTCATCCCAAAACCAAAGGTGGTGAAGATTTAGCCACCAACATTGTCCCGGCTTGTCAGCGTTGTAACCACGAAAAGGGAAGCAATCATTGGAAAATGTGGTTTCAACAGCGCCCTGACTATTGTGAGGAGCGTGAACGGGTTATTGATCAATGGATGAACTACCACCTATGCCCAGTTTCGATTTATCCATAGAGCAACAGCTACGCCTAGAGCGGGTTAGACGGGACATCCCCAACGCCTCTAGAGACGATTTGGAAAAGATGCTCTTTGAGTTCATGAAGATGAACGTAGTGCTGCAGAATAACTTGAGCCAAGTGTTCAAGTGGGCCAGTAATGCCAAGAGCCAACAAACAAACTGAACAGATTATTAAGGAAGCTGCAGCTAGTTTTCCTGTCTTTGCTACTTACCTTTGGGACTACCTAAGGCTTCCTAGCCCCACTCCTGTTCAGTACCAAGTTGCTGATTACCTACAGAACGGTCCTAACCGTCGCATCATCATGGCTTACCGAGGTTGTGGTAAGTCGTTCCTGACGGCTGGTTATGTGCTGTGGAGGTTGCGTAGGGATCCAAACTGTAAGGTGTTGGTGATCTCTGCAGCTCAAGACCGTGCAGATGCGTTCTCCGTCTTTTGCCATGACCTCCTTAGGAACTGGTTCATGGTTAAAGACCTCTTTCCTAGCGACACTCAACGGTTCTCCAAGGTTGCTTTTGACGTTTACGGAGCCAAACCTGATCAGTCGCCCTCAGTACGATCCAGTGGAATCTTTGGGCAAATCACTGGCTCTCGTGCTGACCTCATTGTGGCTGACGACGTTGAGACACCCCAGTCCTGTGAAACCCAGCTAATCCGAGACAAGCTTCGGGAATCAATCAAAGAGTTTGACTCGGTGATTAAGCCTGGTGGTGAGATCGTGTTTCTTGGAACTCCTCACACCCAAGACAGCGTTTACGCAAAGCTTGAAATCTCTGGTTACGAGGTCAGGATCTGGCCTGCTCTGTACCCCACTAACAAGAAGTTCCAGACCTACTACGGCAACCGTCTAGCACCCAAAATCAAAGCCGATCTAGAAGCCGATAAAGACCTCGCTGGACACCCTGTAGATCCCAAACGTTTTGATTGGGCAGAACTAGAAGCTCGACAGCTCTCCATCGGTCGTAGCACGTTCAACCTTCAGTTCCTTCTGGATATCAGTCTGAGTGATGAGGAGAAGTTTCCTCTCAAACTCAGAGACCTCTGTGTGTTCCGCCTTAACCGCGAACAAGGTCCTAACAAAGTCGTGTGGCTGGCTAACGGCGATAAAGCACTAGACCTGCCTTCAGTCGGTCTTCATGGTGATCTTTTCTATAAACCGGCCCAGATAGGGGATGAATTTCTTGAGTACACCGGGGTTGTAATGGCTGTTGACCCCTCCGGACGCGGCAGTGATGAGCTTGGCTATTCGGTAGTCGCGTATTTGAACGGAAACTTGTTCCTTCTCGCTAGCGGTGGCCTTCGGGGTGGCTACAGCGAACCGAACCTTAAAAAGCTGGCTCTTATCGCTAAGGAGTACAAGGTCAAGCAAATAATTGTCGAAAGCAACCTCGGCCTCGGGATGTTCTCGGAACTTCTCAAGCGTTACCTCGGCACGATCTACCCCTGCAGCGTTGAAGAGGTCCGACATACAAAGCAAAAGGAACTCCGCATCATCGACACCCTTGAGCCTGTCCTTAACCAACACCGGCTCATGGTCGACACGAACGTAGTCCTTCAAGACCTCGCCTCTACGGAAAGCTACCCAAGCGAAACTCGTAGTCAATATCAACTCTTCTTTCAGCTCACTCGCATTACCAAAGAGAAAAACAGTCTTAGGCATGACGACAGGTTAGATGCTTTAGCTATGGCCGTTCAGTATTTTACGGAGTCTATGGCTGTCACTGAACAGAAAGCCATTGACGCTAGAGCTGCTGAACAGTGGGAACTAGAAAGAAAGTTCATCCAAGGTGACGGTGGTTTACACATCGATGCTCTTGGTTACGCCTCAAGCTTTGAAGACCTTCAAAAAGCCCTTACAGCAACCGTAGGTAGCTCTAACTGGTTAGATGAGCTCTAGGAGCCTCTAGAAGCCTTTTAAAACCCCTTTGGCTACCCTGACACCTAAAACAGGCTAGAGGGGCCTTACAGGGGCTTCTAGAAGCCTTTTAGAGGGTTTCTGATTTACAGAAAGTTTATACCTGTCGTTTAACCCTTAGCCCTGACAGCGTTAAGGCCCCTCCTGTGTATCTTGATGGCCCTCGCTCCGCTACCGCTCAAAGACCTACACCTAAAGGACACCTCTAAAACTGACCCCTTAAGGAGATACGCTCTTGACAGCCGTGTTTAGAGTGTATTTAAAGGTATTTAAAGAGGCTCTTAAAGAGTCTTTTTTAAAGAGGTTTTTTATTGTTGTTTTAGTAATAACTTTTTGTTATTGGTTTTAAAGGGTTTTATACAGGTATTAAAAGTTTCTTCTGCTGTCTCCTTAAGGACCCTTTAAGTGCTACCTTAAGGTGCCTCTTAAAACCCCTTAAGACCAATGAGTACAGTTGCATTAGTAACGGTTACTCCTAAAGCAGAAGAATTAGTTGCTTATATGGCTAGGGTTAGTAACCCAAATAATCAAAGCAATACAGAGACTTCTGAACGGTTGATTAAATACCTAATCAATCACAAGCATTGGTCTCCCTTTGAGATGTGTCATCTAGTCCTGGAGATCAATACCACCAGAGCAATAGCAGCACAAATACTCCGACATAGAAGCTTTACGTTTCAAGAGTTTTCTCAGCGATACGCAGATATCAAAGAGCTCACAAGCAGTATTCAACTGCCTCACCTCAGACGACAAGACTTTACTAACAGACAGAACAGTATTGATGATCTAACTACCGATAAAACTCAGATCTTCTACAGACGGATAGCTCAACACTTTGAAGAGGCTCAAGACCTATACCGAGAGATGGTCTCTGCTGGTGTAGCTAAAGAGTGTGCCAGAGAAGTCCTACCCCTAGCTACTCCAACTCGTCTCTACATGGCTGGTTCTCTTCGTAGCTGGATTCACTACATCGATTTACGATCTGAAGTTGGTACTCAACTAGAACACAGACAAATAGCCCAACAAGCTAAAGAAATCTTTGTTAAAGAGTTTCCTACTATTGGTAAAGCTCTTGATTGGATCTAGCAGTGGCACAAAGAAACTACCGTAAGGAATACGACAATTACCACTCAAAACCAGAACAAAGAGCTAATCGATCTAGCCGTAATAAAGCTCGTCGTAAATTGGCTAACGCTGGTTACAGCTTGAAAGGTAAAGACGTAGATCACAAAGACGGTAACCCTCGTAATAACAGCCGCTCTAACCTTCGTATTCAACATCCGAGTACCAATAGGTCTAGAAACAAGTAGAGGGGTGTTAGAGAGGCTTCTAGAGGGGTCTCAGGGGGTGTATAGTTTCTTTGGTTCTTTTGAGCTCGGTTCAGGAAGCGTCCGATAACGTTTCCCCTAAGTGGGTAGCCCAAGTAGAGGCAGCCAGGACAACTGGAACTCAGTCTGGGTGCAAATCCCAGTCCACTTATTTTTTTTTTTAAGGGTCTTAAAGGGTTTTGCTTCGAATTTTCGAGCCCTAGTTAACGCTCTGCCCCGCCGCCTGACCCCCCTGTGGGGCCTTTAGAGGCCGCCGAATGGCTATCGGGAGGCCATTGCATAGCGATATAACGGTGTTGAGATGGTGTGACGGTGTGGTTTTGTGAGGTCTTAAAGAGTTATGCGGTTATGCGCCTACACGCATATACACACGCGCTCAAGGCCACATCTGAGAGCCCTTTAAGACCTCTCTGGTACCTTCACCCTCAAGACTGCGTAGAGGCACCTTGTAGGCCCTCAGAGAGGCCTCTCACAGCTGCCTAGCTACCAGTGGGACAGTCTGTAAAGCTTTACAATAGCAGCCTAGCCTTAGCCCTACCAATCCCTATTGTTCCTGTCAGCAGGCGAGAGCTTGCTCCTTTCCTTTCTGAGATCCATCCAATGACAGACCTACGCTTCAAGCTTGAGAGCAGCTACGGCAGGGTGAGAGCCTACCCAGTCGATCAGACTGCCATCCTGCTAGTCAGACTCACCAGAGCTAAAACGTTGCTTCCTGCTGACCTTGGTACCTTTGCAGCCCTTGGATACCGCTGTATTGATAAAGACGGTAACGAGATTGTTCCTTCGCTGCTGTACTGATTATGAGATCAGATTTTGAAGCTCTTGCTTACTACATAGGTTCTCAGTTCAACATTTGTGACGATAGTGCTTTTGCTGTAGCTGAGTTTTGTACTTCTGAAGATCTCACCACTTGGCAACAATGGGTGCAGCTTGACCGTATGGAACAAGATTTGATTGTTCAGGAAGTTTTACATTCGCAGCAACCATGAAAACTTTTCTTGCTTCTTGTTTGTTTGTATCGCTGCTGACGTTGTTTGCAGTTGATCAACTAGCTACAGAAACAGTCACTCACACTGGCACTCAAACCTACATCAAATGAGCTACCACCAATTTATCGATCATGAAGGTAACGAACACGGATCGTTTGAGGTTTTCTATGACATTAAAAGTTTGACACTGACAGGTAAATCAGTTGGGGAAGGTTACTACTGGTGGCCGTGCTTCCCAGGATGTATGCCTGACACTGATTGCGTAAATGGCCCCTTTGAGACTGAGGAGGAGGCTATTAAAGACGCTCAAATGGACTACTGATTAACTCTTTCCTTTCTTTCTTTAATCCAACAAATGACAACTGCAACTTTTGACCGCTTCGATATCGTCTCTGCTCACCATTTGTTCTGGTCAGAGTACCATTCAGGTATGGGTAGCGAAGGATACGCAAAGCTTTCTAAGATTTCAGCGATGCGCTTTGATCCTGGTGCTCTGTTCACTGGCTGGCCTTCTCTCAGCTATAACGCAAAGGAGATTTACAGAAACCTTTGTGATCGTGAGTCTGTCCAGTGTGAGTACGACACCTTGAAATATATTGTCGATGATTACTTTGACTGGGTAAATGATTCTTGTGTCGAGTGGTTTATAGATCGTTATAACGACAATCCGGAAGACCTTTGCAACTACGAAACTTCAGATTTCGTGAACGTTGATATGTGTTATACAAGAGACCTTCTTAACTTTTATGAATACAACTCTGATTGTTTACTTCACTGGTGTGATCAAGCTTGCGAGGCTTACGGTTATACCTCAAGACTGCAGCTTGTGGAGGGTCAAACAATAGAAGATCCTGATGATTTTGCTACTGCCCTTGTTAACGCTGGTATGACGTACCTCGGGAACCTTCTTTACTCTGTCGTGCGGGATCGGGAAGACTGATGTATCAACTGCCTAAGTTCCTGTCCTATTGCCTACTCTTTCTCCTGCCTCCTGTCGTTATGTTCCTAGGTCTATTGCGAGCCAACTAGCTATATCGAGAGGCCTCTATTTAGGGGCCTTTCTTTATAGGTATGACATAACAGTAGTGTGATATGGTTGCTCTTGTTTATTGAGAATGAGTCGCAATAGCAGTAAGACCAGAAGAAGTAGTACAAATGTTCGGGTCTTACTACTATCACGCCACGGGGTAGGCCACGGGGCAGCCAGCTAAGTTTGTTTTAAATTGCCTTTAGAGCCTTTTAAGCCGTGCCGGTGACAATGTTAGTTCCCGCTAATGCCAGAGAGCAGTTCTACGGTCCACTCAAGCAAGTGGCAGCTCAGTATGTTCCGCTTCTGATGGCACGAATGAAGGTGTTACAAAATCGAGCCAATCAGGCATTGGAGTTCCTGGAAGCTGATGAGGATGAGGAGCGAGAGTTGGTATGGATGGACGATGCAGAGAAAGTTGTTGCTGTTGCTGAGGCACAAGCCGTCCTTCATAGGTCAGTAGTAGAAGCAGGGCTGTGCCAATCGTTAGTCGGTGCATTTGCTGATCTGTTGGAGAATGATTACCAAAAGATCAAAGAAAGCCACTGTATGTTCGTGAATGAAGAAGGTGAGTTGGAGTCGTTATACGACGATGATGAATCAAACAGTGGCTACCCTTGGTCTGAAGGTTAACCATCAACCTTAGCAGTGGCGTCTCTAAGCCTCTCTGCGGTGTCTGAATAGCACAGCTGGTCACACCACTCAACCAGCACGTCAAACACCGCTTGCATACGCTCTGGAGCGTCGATTAGAGAATTACCAAAGCGTTCGTTGTCCCAATACGCCACGAGGCACTGTTCGATTGGTGGTTTCATTGATCGGGCAGGGATTCCAGTGCGCGGCGGATGGTGTCGCAGTCATCGGGAATCGGCCTCCAACCTTCCTCTGCCCGTTGCAGTGCCTTTAGCGCCTGCTGCTTGAGGCTCGGCGGCTTGGGGCGCATAGCTTCTTTTAGCGAGTCGCCGACAGGAATAACCTTTAGATGCGATTCACTCAAAGCATTGTGATCTAGCCACTTTGCATCTTTTTCAAGCTGCTGATCAGCGCCTGCTTGGAAGCCATTCCTCCAAGCGCAGTCCAGCACATGATCAACATTGTCTCGTTCGTTAAGGATGTCGTCCTCCCATTGATTGAACAGCTCAGGCGGTGGGGTGATCGGGTGTTCTTGAGTCATTGTTCGTTGTTACTCCATTCAGGTGTTTGGGTAACGCTGAGGATTACACCACAACCAGGATGTAATTCCTGTGTGATTTGAATTGCCTCAGCGATGTTTGGTGCGTAGAGCCGGTAAACAGCGATGTCAGTTGTTACGTCGTAACACTTACATCGATTCATTGTTTTGCTCAAACATTTGGTGTTGAATACGATCCAAAACTTTGTAGAGACTTTGACCTAGATCACCACGAGCTTCACCAAATTTGTAGGCACCAAGAACCTCTTCAGCGTATTCAGGAGTGTAAGCACCAGTCAGAAGATCAACAGCACTACGCAGTGCCACCAGTTGTTCAAAAGTGATGTTCATTGTTGTTGTTGTTGTTAGTTGTGATTCCAATGTCGAATTACTCCAGCAATGATGAACACATTTGTTGTGACGTAAAAGATCTCCAAGAACAATCGTTCTTTACCAGTCACAGGTAATCAATATCTGCCTCATCTAGAAACCGTTCAAAAGCACTCAGATACCCATCCCAATAATCACGTTGTTGATCACCAATAGATTTCTTGTACTCGTTACGAGCGAACTCATACTCTTCAAGAAGCTTTTCAGTATCGAGAGTAATTGTCTTTTCGTGCTTCTTACTCATCACTTTTGCTCCCACACAGAAGGATCTTCTTGATCATCTTGAGTAGCTTCTTCAAGCTCTTTATCTACTTCATCCCAGAATGAGTCGATAAAGTCATCTAATTGACTATCACTCATTGGAGTTTTGGGAGTCATTTGAGTAGGCCTTTAAGTAACAGCAGAAGAACCTCTTTAAAAGAGGTCTTAAAGGGGTCTTAAAAGGGAGACAACAGAAGACCTCTTTAAAAGACCTCTTTAAAAGAGCTCTTAAAACTTAAAGAGGGTTCTCTCCAGCGGCCAGTTAAAGAGGCCACTTCAACAGCTGTCCTAGATGGTCTACCAAGGCGTAAGCACCGCAGGTACTTTCTGTGGGTCCTTTCTCGTCATCGAGATGCAAATCCAAGGAAGCCTGGTCAAGTGGATTCCTGATTTCTACGAGACTCCGCTCTACAACGGTGAGCCTTGTGACTTCCGTTTAACAGTTTTGGTAACTGATGGTGGTTCCCATGGTCCAGCCGCTGAGGAACTGCTTGAAGTCCTGAGTGAGGAATACGACAAGGCCTGTGCCTGGTGGAGAGATGCCACGGGGCGTAAGGTCTTTTTCGATCCTCCGTTTGAGGCCCAACAGGACGGCTCTTTGATCGTCAAGCTGACAGCCAAGCTGGCTTACGAAGAGTTTCCGATCCCTGTGGTGGACACTGAGCTGCAGCCTATTGCTCGTGATCTTCGCCTTCGGATCGGCTCTGAAGCGCTTGTAGCTGTTCAGCCGATGTTCATCCCTCGTAAGAGCTCTAAGGGTGGTTTGAGGCTCTGTCCGAAGGGTATGCAGATCCTTACTGCGGTAACCAGTGGTGGCTCTGACCGTGGTGATTTCGATATCACCAAAGCTTTCAGTAAGCAATCTGGATTCAAACAATCCAAGCCGAATCTGAAAGAAGCGGCTAAAGCTGCTACCGTTGCTGGCGAAGATCCTGATTTCTGATTCAGATGGCCCGACGATTCCACAAGTACGGCAAACGCCAAGCTGATGGGTTTCGTTCGGGCTTTGAATCTCAAGTAGCCAAAAGCCTCCAGTGTGGGTGGAGCTATGAGAGCAAGAGCTTCAATCTTGTAATCCCTCGTAGCTACACGCCTGACTTCTTCCTCGATAACGGCACTGTGCTGGAGGTAAAGGGCTACTTCGATGCTGAGGATCGCAGGCTGATCAAACTGTTTCGAGAGCAGCACCCTGATGTGGACCTGAGGATGGTCCTACAGAAGCCGCATCAGAAGCTCACTAAAACCGGCAAGATGACCTATGCGGGTTGGTGTGAGCGGTATAGTGTCCCCTGGTGTGAGGGTCCCCGAGTACCTACCGACTGGCTTAGCTAGCTGCTATAGTTCTGTCGGACAAGGTTGAAAGGACACCGGACCTCCAGGGGGATCAAACCCTTTGGAGGTTCTTTTTATGTCTCGCGTTGTCAGCCGGTTGAACTGCCCAAGGTGTGGTTCACGAGACAACGTTGCTTTGTACGACGACGGTGGTCAGCACTGCTTTACCCCTGGTTGTTCGTACCACGTCTCACCTAACTCCTTTCCAATGTCTAACCTTGTTTCCAATGATGTATCTAGCCGAGAGATTGAACCAATCCTTGGTAGCTACCAAGCAATCCCAAGTCGTGGTATTCCGGAAGAAGTCTGCAAACTCTTTGGGTATTTCAAGGGTACCTACGGCGACAGTGAGGCTTACCACTGGCCTATCTACGACAAAGAACGTCGTCTCACTGGTTACAAGATTCGTAAACCAAACAAACAGTTTGTCCAACACGGATCCAATCCTGATAATACGTTTCTCGGTCAGGAGAAATGGGGAAGTGGTGGCAAGCTACTGGTTATCTTTGAAGGTGAATACGATTGCCTCAGCTACGCAACAGTCAGGAAAAGCTGGCCGTGTGTATCGCTACCGAATGGCGCTGACTCCGCAGAGAAATGTATTCGGAGTAATCTCGATTGGCTTCTGAAGTTTGAAGAGATCATCCTGTGTTTCGATGGGGATGATCACGGTCAGAAAGCCGTCAAGAAAGCGATCCAGTTACTTCCACCTCGCGTGGGTAAGATCGGCAAGATCGAGGGGTATAAGGACGCCAACGAGGCTTTGGTAGCTGGTAACAGTAAAGCCATCATGCAGATGGTTTGGACAGCTGCTGAGTACGAACCAGATGGAATCATCAGTGGCAGCAAACTGCTTCAGATGGTCCTTGAAGACCCCAAGACAGAGAGTGCTGAGTACCCCTATAGCTTCCTTAACGACAAGCTGCACGGCCTGAGAAAAGGCGAGCTAGTAACTATCACGGCTGGATCTGGAATCGGGAAGAGTACCTTTGTATCAGAAATTGCGTATGACCTTCTCACTCGCCAGAACGAAACAGTTGGTTATGTCGCTTTGGAAGAGAACATACGACGCACTGCTCGGCGTTTCGTCGGTATGGATCTTAATTACCCTATCCACATTGATCGAGGTCACTTCACTGATGAACAAATCGAAGGAGCCTTCAATAGGACTCTCGGAACGTCTCGGCTATTTCTGTACGATCATTTTGGCTCTCTCGACCCTACCGTTCTGCTTAACCGTATACGCCATTTGGTTAGTGGTTGCGGGTGTAGTTGGATCGTGTTCGATCATTTATCGATTCTGGTCTCGGGCCTTGATCAAGGTGATGAGCGCCGGGCAATCGACCAAACGATGACCAAACTACGGAGTTTTGTAGAAGAAACTGGCTGTGGAATGCTTCTTGTTTCTCACCTTCGCCGTCCTACTGGAGACAAAGGCCATGAAAATGGCGCACAAACATCGCTCTCTCAGCTTCGCGGTAGCGCTGCTATTGGGCAACTTAGTGATATCTGCCTTGGTCTTGAGAGAAATCAGCAGTCAGAGAACGACTCCGAGGGCACAGTGGTACGCGTACTCAAGAATCGTTTCACCGGCTGGTGTGGCGTTTCTGGTTCCGTGAAATACAACGAGAGTACAGGCAGAATGTTGGAGCTTAAAAATGGCGGAACAAAATCAACCGCAAGTTTCGATGATTCTTTTGAAGCCGACTTTTGACGTTCACATCTCTGAGATGAATCCGCTGAAGGTAACAGCACTAGCTGCTACTGAGAAAGCGAAGAGGTATCTTCAGTCCTTCTTCAAGTCCAATGACTCTTACCACCAGCTCACCTACAACAAGCTCGAAGACTTCCTCGACTTCTGTTACAGCCGAAACCTCCAAGTCTTTATCGACGGTAACGTTCGACGTGGAGACGAATGCTCTGAAGTCGAGGAACGTAACTACGATTCACTGCTGCGCCATCCACAAGGGGAATCAGACGCAGCTGTATAAGAACCCTAAGAAGTGGTTACAAATCCTTGAGGATGCTGATGTATTGGTTGGTCACAACATCATTCAATACGACATTCCAGCCATCCAACAGGTTTACCCACAGTTCAAACCAAAGGGAAAGGTCGTTGATACGTTGATCCTGTGTCGGATGTTGTATCCCAATATCTTTGACACGGATCTGAAGAAGAAGTGGGAAGGTATGCCGATTCAGCTTTATGGTCGGCATTCTCTTGAGGCTTATGGGTTTCGCCTAGGTCATAGCAAGCGACACGCAGACCTAACAGATTTCAGTGTGCTCACAGAGGAGCTAGCTGATCGATGCGTCTGTGATGTTGAACTAAATGTTAAGCTTTGGTCTCGGTTGCAACCGAAGGCCGACAGCATCCCTTGTGCCGTTGACCTTGAGATGAGATTTGCAAGTCTCATCGCCCTGCAGGAACGGTCTGGCTTTGGTTTCAATGTTCAAGGGGCGTTGGAACTAGAAGCTGAGATCAATCAACAACTGAATACTCTCAACGAACGATTGAGACAACGGTTCCCGTTCGTTGACGGAGGGCTCTTTACTCCCAAGCGAAACGACAGTTCCAGAGGGTATGTAGCCGGTGCAGAGATGTGCCGCCTCGTAGACCTCAACCCGAACTCTCGTGATCACATTGCTTGGGTGCTCCAGAACTCTTTGGAGTGGAAGCCAAAGGACTTCACCGAAACGGGGAAACCCAAAGTAGATGAAACAGTTCTGGCAAAGATCCCTGGGGCTGAGGATTTTGTTTCACACCTCACGCTCCAAAAACGTTTGGGTCAACTCAGCACGGGCAACAACGCCTGGTTGAAACTGGTGGAGAGCGACAACAGGATTCACGGCAGTGTGATTACTGTTGGTTGTGCCACCGCTCGCTGCGCCCACGTCAACCCCAACATGGCCCAGGTTCCTGCTGTCAGGTCAGTCCTGGGACCGGAGTGCCGAGCTCTGTTTGGACCTGGCTGCCTTGGGGAAGGTAGAAGCACCAAGCAGGTTGGCGTGGACCTCAGCGGTATCGAGGCAAGATGTTTAGCCCACTACTTATGGCCCTTTGATGGCGGTAAGTTTGCCGACGAGGTATTGAACGGTGATATCCACACAGCCAATCAGAAGGCTGCTGGGCTGGCTACCAGAGACCAAGCCAAAACGTTCTTCTATGCCTTGATGTACGGCGCTGGAGCCGAGAAGCTAGGACTCATTACAGGGCAAGACGGAGCAAAGCTAAAGAGAAAGTATTTCCGCAATATGCCAGCGCTTGCTGAGCTGACTAAGCGGGTTGTTGAGAAGGCAGATTCTGAAGGATTTATAAAGGCTTTAGACGGTAGACAAATACAAATCCGGTCTTCTCATAGCGCTTTGAACTTCCTTTTACAGAGCGCTGGTGCCATCATTAGCAAGCTCTGGTACAACATCTGCTACGACCAACTGGTGGAAGCAGGGTTTACCTACGACAAAGACTTTGCCTTTCTTGTCCATTGCCAAGATGAAATCCAATTCTCAGTCGCAGCTGAACGCTCAGAAGAGCTTGGAATTATTGCAGTCCGGTCAGCAGCTCTGGCAGGAGATGAACTTGGACTCCGTATTGAAATCGGTGCGGAGTACAAAGTCGGATCTAACTGGGCAGAGTGTCACTAAGACCTGCAAGATCTGTAAGCAAACCAAGCCGGTAGAACTGTTCGGTCGGAACGGTACTTGGAGACGGCCTGAATGTCTCTCCTGTGCCTGTCGTCATATGAACCACTACAACAAGCTTCGACGTAAACAGAAGACTCCTGAGCTAGGTACACCCTGCGAATGCTGTGGCCTTACCGAGCAGAAGCTGCACTGGGATCACTGCCACGACAGTCATGAGCACAGAGGTTGGCTGTGTAACAACTGCAACACTGGCATCGGAAAGCTTGGTGACAATCTTGAAGGCGTCCTAAAAGCAGTGGACTACCTAGCCAGGGTTAATAAGCTAGGGACCCATCAAGGAGGTACTGATGACGTGGCTACTGCTTGACGCAGATATGCTGCTGTATCAAACAGTGGCCGCTTGCGAAGTTGAAATCGAATGGTGTCCTGACATCATTACGACTCATCTACCAGTCAAAGAAGCCAAGTTGATGTTCAATGAGCTTTTGGATATCAAGCGCAATCAAGCACAATCAGATCGATTCACGCTTTGTTGGACTGCTGATCAAAACTTCCGTAAAGACATTGAACCGTCCTACAAGGGAAACCGTGCTGGAAACCATCGTCGGAAACCAGTTGGGTACTTGGCAATTCGACGGTGGGCAGAGCAACAGTTTCCGTCTGAGTGTTGGGCCAGGCTGGAAGCTGATGATGTTTTAGGCATCCTCACTACTCGCCATAGCGATCAAGTCGTTATGTGGTCTGGGGACAAGGATCTAAAACAGATTCCTGGTACCCATCTAGATAACGATGGAAACATCTTTACCATCTCTCAACTTGACGCTGATGTCTTTTACTATCGTCAGACTCTTACCGGTGATTCCGTTGACGGCTATCCTGGTTGCCCTGGGGTTGGCCCGAAGACAGCAGAGAAGCTCATCCCAGCAGAAGACTTCTCAGAAACCACCGCATGGCGAACTGTAGTTCAGCAGTACGCAAAGAAAGGTTTGAGTGCTGACTACGCCTTGAACCAAGCACGCCTCGCTCGCATCCTTCGTGACACTGAGTACACCCTCAATGAGATTCAACTATGGACACCACCAACGATCCAATACGACCCCACCACTACGCCTTCGATACAGGAGTAATTGAATGTATTGATTACATCGACAGTCACTGCTTTGACTTCATTGAAGGCAACATCATCAAGTATGTGACTAGGTACCAACACAAGAACGGTACTGAAGATCTTAAGAAAGCTCGCTGGTATCTTGACCGACTGATCAAACGATCAGAAGAGTGGGATGCCAAGTGGGCTCAACGGCAAGCAAACCTTTACGATTCAATCCTTGACTCAGATGATGCTGACTTCCAATGCGGAACTAGTGCAAGCTTGGATGCAAAAAGCGGACCAGCTAATCAGTCCTGAATCTGATGGCTACCTCGAGGCGCTTGAGCAACAACTCACCTACGTCGAGGAGGAGTTCTACGAACTCATGTACGCGTTCCGTAACGAGAAGCGCCCGCAGATCCTTAAAGAAGCGTGCGACCTCATTTGGGTCACATATGGCCTTCTCCATCTTTATGGTGTGGACCCTGACGATGCTTTTGGACGAGTTTATCTTTCCAACTGGTCTAAGTTTCCTTTCACCAAAGTCAACGGAAAGGTACAAAAAGGACCTAACTTCAAACCCGCCGATCTCTCAGACTTATGAAGGATTACACTGAACTGCTGCAACAGATTCCTCCTGAAGCTTGGCAGTATGTCGAAGCTGAATACGAGGAAGATGACGAGGGTAACGGATCTATTCAGTTTTACTGGGATCCTGATGAACACCCTGAACTTGAACCACTGAATCAACTTGATGATGAACAGTGGAACGACTTTGTAATTACCTCACTTCAACACTCAATTGACAATGGAACTTTCGATGACGACTCTGAATCCAGCGATCGCAATGACGGGGAGGGTGGAGAGCTGGATCAAGAATCCGACTCGTAGGTATCCGGTCTCCTGTACTGTCTTCGTTGTAGAAGACACAATGGATGAACACCCTGATGGTCTCGAAGGTTCTTGGCAGTTCGCTAGTAAAGCTCTTCGCTACGGCGCAGGCGTTGCTATCCACCTGTCTAAGCTTCGTGCAAAAGGTACCGAAAACAGCCACGGAATGGTTGCTTCAGGTCCTTGTGGGTTCATGGAGATTTACTCCAAGTTCAACGAGATCCTTCGTCGAGGGGGAACATATCGGAACGGTGCAATCGTTGCTCATTGCGACGCAGATCACCCTGACATTCTTGAGTTTGTTAATTACGATCGAGCTCGTATTCCTTGGATCAAGCGCTGTGTCAATGTTGATCCTGACATCATTGATCAGCCCGACAAACTAAAAGCAATCATGGACGCTGCCCGTAAGGGTGACGTTTGGATTGTTAAGAAGCAGTACGACGCAAACGGTGATCGCATCTACTCAAACGTTTGCCAAGAGATCCTGCTTAAGTCTCGTGACACTTGCTTGTTGAGTCACATCAACTTGGGTCTTACCAAAATCAATGAAATCCCTCAAGCTTTTGTTGATGGGATGAAGTTCCTTTGTGATCTTTACACCCGTACAGGTGTAGATGAATCAGGGATTTACAGTCGAAAGGATAACCAAGTTGGTCTTGGTGTTCTTGGTCTTGCAAACCTTCTTGCCATTGAAGGCGTCAAGTATGAGGAGTTTGTTGCTGCGCTTCGCCGCAAGAACCTTGGGCTAGGAACCGCTGATAACAAAGCTGGTGAGATCGCTCAAGCGCTTTATGTGGGCTTCATGGAGGCCTCTAAGGTGGCTGCTGACTACAAGATGTCACGAGCGTTCACTGTGGCTCCTACAGCGTCTTGTGCGTACCGCTATGTGGACCGTGAGGGCTTCACTACAACCCCTGAGATCTCTCCTCCGATTAGCCGCGAGGTAGATCGTGATAGTGCCACTCTTGGGGTGCAGAGCTACAAGTTCAATCCCAAATGTGAGACAGCTGAAGAGGTTGGTTGGGACGTGTTCTTTGAGCTAAACAGTGAGTGGCAAAAGCTCATGGACAGCACTGGAATGGCTCACGCAATTTCTATGAATTGGTGGTCCGATATGACAACAATGGACCGTCAATTTATGGCACGATGGTTGAACTCCCCTCTGAAGAGTTTGTATTACTCTCTTCAGGTAATGTCAGATACACAAGATAAAACTAACGCCTACGCAGCTATTAGCGATGTAGATGTCGAGGCTTATCTTGCCGGGATTCTTGATGGGGATTCAGAACCTCAATGCGATTGCGCCGAATGAACCCGTATCAGAAACTGCTTGACCGTAAGCGTACTTGGTCTCCTGTTCAAACAACTGGAGGTAAGTTGAAAGAGGGTTCGGAAGAAGCTATCTTCCGGGCTCTCGCCCTTCGACAACTTGAGCTGCCTGTCGGTGAGTTTATTAACGAAGCTCTGAAATCAGAGGTACCTGAAGCAGCTCGTGATCTTCTTCTTACAAACATCAAAGACGAGGAGAACCATGACCTTGCCTTGGGATACGCAGCAAATGCGCTCGGAACAGATAGCCAAGCAGAAGCGGAAGCAGCTCGCCTACGAAAAGCTTGGGAAGATCATCCAGACCACACCGTACTCAAAGCACTGGTGGCTGAGAGAAGCATATTCTTTGTTATCCTCCCCTTCTTCCGCTTCAACGGTGACGCTGGACTAAGAACCATTTCTGCTGATATCAGTCGTGATGAACAAGTCCACGTTGCAACAAATAGCTTGGTATGTCGTGAGCTTGGTCTCACTGTCTCTCCTAGTTTGGATCGCCTCAGAAAGGCAACCATTAATTGGGTGATGCAGCCGCTTACCAAGTCCAGCAACAAGTACCTGGACAAGCAGTTCTGGTTGGATCAAAGCGACAGCCTGATGTATTCAGGTAAAGCAGAAGGTCTGCTGGAAACTCAACGTGGTCGGATGCCTGCGTTCTTCGAGACCAGCAATTCTGATCTTCCCAGTTACGCTTGAGTTAAAGCAACAGAACGGCCATGACTTTTAGTTGGAACCCAATTCAATTGCCAGATATTCCTGCGGCCCCTCAAAATAATCCGCTTAAATCTGGTCAGTATTTTGAAGAGTGGAAGAAAACAAGTCAAGGTCGTTCTGTTATTAAACGAGAAGCAGAAACTTGGAGAAGGCAGCAAAAATTGAATCAAAAAGATTCAATTCGTTATGCAGAGTCAGAGCTTAAAAAGAACTTTAAAGAAACAGATTTTTACAAAGATTATTTAAAAGGTTATTCAGCAACTTTTAATAAAGCTTATTCAGCTTGGGAAGCAGAAACACAAACCTCTCGTGAATTAGGTTCTGATATTTCTGCAATTAACACTGAAGGTCAAGCTCTTGCTGAATCTATTAGACAAGAACAGGAAGCTCAACCTGGAATTGTTGCTGAATCTTCCAGGCTTTTAAATGAACTAACTGCAGCCGCTGCTCTTCAAAAGAAGAAAGACACTGCACAACTTCAAAAAGCAAAAGCCCAAGCAAGTCAGCTTTCTATTCAACAGCAGCAAAAAGCAGCAGTTAACGCACCCATTACTCAGCAACCTAAACAACGTCAAAAGATTTCTACTGTTGGTGCCCCCAAAGCTGCTTATACCCGCATTAGTCGTTTAAATATGGGTGGTTACAGTGGGACAGCTCCAGGCCGAGTAAACCCCACAGGACTAAATATATGAAACCTATCCTTGAGGTTGAACTTATCAATTATCTGGACGAATTGTATCCAGATAAAGCTCCTGACCTTAGTATGGATGAGAAGCTTATTTGGTTCCGAGCAGGCCAAGTTTCTGTAGTAAGGCACTTAAAGGACCAATACAACCTGCAAGAGGAAACTAAGTATGGCTAGTGTCTTTGATTTAATTCAAACTGGTATAGGCATTTACTCTGCTTACGAAGCAGCTAAATCTGCACGAGAGCAGGCTGATGCTGCAAGAAAGGCAGCTAGAGCATCTAGCAAACAAGCTTCAACTGCTAAGTCTCAAGGACTTGAACAGCTTCAAATCCTGCGAGATACTGCAGCAGCTCAAAGACTTCAGTTTGAGCAAAATCTTCAACAGACTAGAGAGCAAACAGCAGCCATTTCAGCTCAAGCTCAGCAATCTCGTTCTGCAGCAGAACAACAAATAATTCAGCAAAAGCAAGCTTCTGCTTTGGCTTTGCAACAGCAAAACCTTGCAGCACAATTACAACAACAGCAAGCTACAACTGGTCCTGTCAGCAGTCGAGTACGTCAACGTGTTGGCACACCTGCTGCGTTGCGTACTAATTTGGAAATACGATCCCCTCTTTCTGTTGGAATTGGAATGGGGACACCTAATGCGACTGGTGGTTTGAATGTCTAATGCGTCTGCTCGTTATTCGGCACTAGAGCCGGAAAAGACGATTTATCTGGATCGAGCTATTGAGTGTAGTAAGTACACTCTGCCGACTCTTATTACCGATAACGACAGGAGCACAGGTAAAAACCTTTACACCAAGATCCAAACCACCTACCAAGGTCTAGGTGCTCGTGGTGTAAACAACCTGGCTAGCAAACTTCTTATTGCTTTGCTTCCGCCTAACCAAAGCTTCTTCCGTCTCTCTGTAGACGATATGAAGCTGAAGCGTGAGCTGGATAATTTCAAAGATCTCCAATCAGAGTTTGACCAACAACTGGCTTTGATGGAACGTTCCGTCATGCGGGACATTGAAGAGTCTGGAGACCGTACAGCACTGTTTGAAGCTCTTAAGCACCTCATCATTGGTGGTAACGCTTTGCTGTATGTCGCTGACAACGGCACTCGTGTTTACCCTCTCAAGTCGTTTGTGTTGAACAGGGACCCTGAGGGAAACATCCTTGAGGTTGTAGTGCGTGAGGAAGTCAGCCCTGATGTGTTGCCTGAGAAGGTTGCACCAAAGAACTCTGATGGAAAGTTCGTAGACAAAACGGTGTTCCTTTACACCCACGTCACTTGGAACTACGACAAAGATCGTTGTGAGTGGTATCAAGAGGCTTACGGCAAACCCATTGGTAAAAAGGGTTCAGTGCCGATTGATAAGAGCCCTTGGATCCCTCTCCGTATGTTCCGTGTGGCTCACGAAGCTTACGGTCGTGGATATTGTGAAGAGCTTCTGGGAGACCTGAAGAGCCTTGAGTACCTCTCTAAAGCAATCGTTGAAGGTTCAGCAGCAGCAGCCAAGATCATCTTCCTCTGCAATCCAAACGGTACGACTCGCCCTGACGCTCTTGCTCGGGCTGCCAATGGATCAATTGTGGCTGGCAATCCTAATGATGTGGCACCTCTGCAAATGCAGAAGCAAGCTGATCTTACGGTTGCTCTGAACACCATCGCTCGAATCGAACAACGACTGAGCTTTGCGTTCCTGCTTAACAGTGCCATTCAAGCTGGTACCTCTGGTCGGGACCGCGTTACAGCGGAAGAGATCAGAATGGTTGCACAGGAGCTTGAAGCAGGTCTTGGTGGTATCTACAGCATCCTCAGTATTGAGCTGCAGCTACCGTTGGTAAACCGCAAGATGGCTTTGATGGAACGTCAAGGTCGTTTACCGAAGCTGCCTAAGAACATTGTTAAACCTCAGATCACAACTGGTCTGGACGCTCTTGGACGTGGTAACGACAAAGCCAAACTTATTGAGTTTCTCCAAACCATCGCAGGAACTCTCGGACCTGATGCTTTGGCTAAGTATGTCAACAGCCGTGAATTGATCACTCGCCTTGCAGCTTCTGACGGTCTTGATACCTACAAGCTTATTAAGAGTGACGAGGATCTCATGGCTGAAGAACAACAAGCAGCTATGATGATGCAGCAACAAATGGCTCAGCAAGATCCTAATAACGATCCTGCTAAACAAGCCGCACTCGTTAAAGCTGAAAATGACTCAATCCGGGCAAGTCAAGAAGTCGCCGGAGCCCCTGGTGGCTTCTGAAGAGGTTAAAGAAGCTCCTAAGAAAGCTGCACCTAAGTCCAAGCTGGATCTACTGATCGAACAACTGAAGGAAGAAAAGCCTGAAGTGTACGAACAATATGTGGCTGCGATTAAGAATCGTCGTCCTGCTTGGGTGTATCCTGATCTGACCGTTCGTATTGGTTGATCATGGAAGTTATCGCTGATAATTTCTTGGGCCAACAAACTGGTCCTTACTCTGAGCAAGACCTTCAGATTCTTAATGAAGCTGAACAACAGGAGCAAGCTCAGGAACAGCAAGATCTAATTGCTGGTAAGTTTCGTTCTACTGATGACCTTCTTAAGGCTTACCAAGAGCTTGAGAAGAAACTAGGTTCCCGTGGCTATGAAGCTGCTGATGAACCTGAGGTAGAAGACGAAGCTACTGAACAAGAAGTCCCTGTTCTGTCTCAAGAGGATGAGCAAGTCATTCTTGACAGCATTGGTGGTCAAGAAAACTTTGCTGCTGTTCAGTCTTGGGCTAAGGACAACCTGAACCAAGACGAGCTTGAGGCTTACAACCGCGAAGTTAATAGCGGTGATTACTACCGTGCTCGTAACGCTCTTCAATCGTTGTACTACGCCTACCAGGACAACAATGGCTATGAGCCTGATCTGATTGGTGGAAAGCTGTCTGGTAACAGCAGTGATGTGTTCCGTTCCAGTCAAGAAGTCATGGCTGCTATGAGCGATCCTCGGTATTTGCAGGACCCTGCTTATACCCAAGATGTTCAAGACAAACTGATTCGTAGCGAAGTTCTAGGCCCAAGGGGTTAGTATTTCATTAGCGAACGTAAACATTGTTGCCGCTGAGGCGATAACAACAGTGAAAGCGAGCGCAGTTAAACATTCCTACCTCCAAACTAACGATGCCTGATTTTGCATCTCTAGGCCGGTTGGGTGGACTTAATGGCGTTCAATATAACGCTGGTTCCGCCTCCGGTAACTACGAGCGTGAAAACGCTAACTTCCTGAAAATCTTTTCCGGGGAAGTTCTGACTACCTTCAATCGTGAGACGATCTTCAAAGATCTGACCATGAAGCGCACGATCTCTTCGGGCAAAAGCGCAAGCTTTCCGATCACGGGTCGTTTCTCCAGCCGCTACCACCGTCCTGGTGATTTCATCACAGGTCAAGGTAACAAAGGCATGATCGGTGAAAAGATCATCACCATCGATGATCTGCTGATTGCTGATGCTTCCATCTACGACCTTGATGAGGCCAAACTTCACTGGGACGTGCGGAGCATCTACTCTGTCGAATTGGGACGCGCTCTGGCCCGTGCTTACGATCAGCGCCTTGCTCGTACTCTGCTGGCTGCTTCTGAGTCTGATGGCCGCGTGAAGGATTGGGATTCCAAGCGATTCCAACTCAACGGTGGTACCTACGTCTCGGCTACTTCTGGTGTGGTGACTTTGAGCGCCAACTTCCAAACCGCTGAACTCGGCTTCTTTGCCGTGGGTGAAGTGGTGTACGGTGAGACCTCCGGTGCTTACGGTGTGATCAC